GACGGCGCACCGCCAGGCCGAGCCGTTCCTCGGCGCGGATAGTAACCCGGTCGTGGATGAAGTCGTCCTCGTTCGAGTTGGTGGCCTCGATACGGACACCACCGCGGCGGATTACCGAACCAGCGACCGCGAACGCACCAACCAACACCGTGTTTTCGGCGATAGCCGGCGTCACTACGGTGCGGAGGCCCCACAATGGAGGCTGCTCGATTACGCCGCCGTTGCCATACGCGCCGGAGAAGAAACCGCCCCCGTAGTACTGGCCGTTCTCGTCTCGAGCGAGCCGGAAACGTTCATAGTCCTTGGGGTTAATAACGATGCCGTCGGCTTCGAGTCCGGCGTTCGTTTGGATTTTCGTCGTCGCGCGGAACACCGCGTCGGGGTTATCCGGTACATCGTCGGCGGTTTCGGTTTGCACCCCGGTGCGGTTCAGCAGGCCGCTAAGGTTGGAGCCGGAGCCGTCACCGTTCAGCAACTGGTTTTCTTCGGCGAGCCCGAGGTCGTACAGCAGCCGGTTATTGATAGCAGAAACCAGCCACGGCATGTCCTCGATTATTTCGTCCGACTCGCGTATCCAGCCGGCGACCTTTCCGAGCGCTTCGGTGACGGCCTCGATTTCGTCGTATTCGATGCCCGGCTTTTGACCGTCCTCGCCTACCCCGGCGAAGCCACCCTCTTTGATGCCCTTTTCTACGAAGTAGGTGATAGCCGCGCCCGAGATCGTCTCGGTAGCGAGCAGGTCCGCGATCACCAGTCGACGGCGCGGAGCAGTAACGACGTTGGTGTCGACTACGGTAGCGGCGGGCATTGCGCCGGCCGGCCGGACGTGCGTGCCGATAGCCTTCGCGTCGTATTCGGGCGTCGCGAATTGGAAACGGGTGCCCTTCGCCTTGGCGAGCGAGCCGCCGAGGTTGGCAGCAGCGAAGTCGCCGATCGTTTTAGCGGCTTTCTGGCCGCCGTCGTCGTGCGGTGTTTCCGTATCGGCGTCGAGTAGACCACTGACCCGCTCGAGGACCGCTGCCGACTTTTCGGAGCGTTCCAGTTCAGCGACGATTTCCTCAATGCGCGTCGACTTGACCTCGACGTCGGTGATTTCGTCGGCCGTCAATTCGCGGCCCGCAGCCTTAGCGCCGTCGAGGATACCTCGCAGCGCGGAGCGTAGTTCTTTTAGTTCCTTTTTGAGGTTCACAGCGAAACCCTTTCTATACCCAGTGAGATAAAGCAATTGATGCGAGCGCCCGGGCCCGAGCGGACGGGGTCGCTGACGGGTCCTCGCCCCGGGCCGCAGACTTACCCGTTAGGGCCTCGTCCGCAGCGGGAGGCTTGCCCGCGGGCGTTCCGCTGGCCGTGCTTCCGGTGCTCGTTTCCCCTACCGCGGCGAGTACCGCAGCGAGGGAAGAATGAGCCTTCGTCAGCGAGTCTATCTGGTCCGGCGTGAAAATACCGCCACCAGCGAGCCGGGCCCGAAGTGCCTCCGCGCCCGATTTGACCGCTACCACCGACGTGTCCTGGTTCGCGCCAACCGGGACGAAGGAAAATTCGTGTATTTCTAGTTTACGCAACTCGTTAGCCTTTTCACCGCTATCGAGTTCGACCTCGCCTTCGGATAGGACGGAGTACGCGAATGAGAGTTGAGATAGTCGTCGGCCCTTTACCAGCCGGTAAACCTGGCGGGCCTTTTCCGCATCGAGGTCGAACCGGCCGCGGACGCGCAGCCCATGTTCGTCCTCCGCCATTTCGGTCGCGTATGCAACGAAGAAGTCCGGGTCGTCGAGCCGGTGGCCATATAGGCCCGGCAGGACGTTGCCAGACTCGGCCCACGTTTTAATCGACTCGGCGAACGCGCCAGGAGCCACGACATCACCATACGAGTCGGGCGTCCGCGTGAACGTCGATGGATAGACGATGAACTCGCCTTCTTCGAGCCCGTCGTCGGGCCCCGCTTTTACGCCAACCAGTGGCGCGCTTTTGATTTTCATGTTTTGCCCCTTTCCGAGAGCGTCAACCATTTTTGTCACCAACTCGACTCGACGGTCACGCCGCATTCGCAGTTAGCGACACCTTCAGCGCCGAGCACCGGGTCACCGGGCCAGTTCGCACCGTTCGAGAACAGGTCCTTGATCGGTACGGTTTCACCATCCATCGCGGCGTGTTCTGGTCGCGGGTCCGCTCCGGACGTTTCCCACGTTTTTGTGGCCTCCGGCCGCAGTTGTTGCGCCGCCTCGGTAACAGCGAAACCAGCAACGGCCGCGGCGAGCGCCCGGCCGGATGTCGATGCCCGCGCGTTATCGGCAACCTCGAAAACATGCCTTACCGGGTCCGGCGCAGCAGCGTCGTCGGAGTCGTCCGCGGCGGCGAGCGCGGCCTCGAGTTGCCGCAGCGTTGTCGCGTTAACCCATCGGGCTCGGGCCTCCGATACGGCGCGGAGGAAAGCGAACGTGCGACGTTCTGAATAATCGCCTGGGTCGAAACCGAGCCCCGCAGCGGCTTGGCGCCCGACCTCGGTCGCCACGCGGACCGCGAGCGCATACAGATCGTTAGCCAGTTCGGTGTTCCACCGCTCCTCGTCCCAGTAGTCCGGGGACTTAGCGCCGACCGCGGAGCGCACCGCAGCGGCCTGGCGCCGGAAGAACCTAGCGAACAGCGCCTCGGCGTCGTCGGAATATTTGTCGGGGAAAGCGGATGATTTAATCCGCGCGGTTCGCGCCCCGGCCTTGGCCTCCGGCGCCGCACCGGCCGCACCGAGGTTCTGCGAGCCCGAGTCGCGTGGCGACGCCTGCCTGCCGAGCAGGACGTTAAGCGGCGTTACCAGTTGGTCTCCGCCCGGTATTGACGGCAGGTTGTCGAAGGAGCGGGCCTCGTTCGTCGTCATGTACGGAGCGCCGACCGCAGATGAAAGCAGTTGAGCCGTTTCTTGGAAATCGCCCTGCAACTTCTCGCGGATATTGAACTCGGTGTATAGCCGCGGCTTTTCGGATACGCGGGGAAGGAGGAAGTTGTTAATCCGGTCCTCGACCATCGCGAGCATCGGCCCGAGCGTTTCACCATAGAGCATTTTACGGAACTCGCGGACGTTCGAATAATTCGCGTTGTCGAGTACCCCGACCATCACGGGGTTGACGTGGTACACCGCCGCGACCGTGGCGAGCGAGAGTTTGGCGACCTCGGCCCATTCTTCCTCGCGGGCGTTGAAGCGCGTAGCGTTCAGCGTCATGCCGTCCTCGAGGACCGGGGTCCCCCCGGCCTGTGACCCGCCCCGGCCGGTCCATTTTGCCCGCCAGTCGCGGGAGAACTTCTCGCGCGCTTCCTTCGACCAGTCCGGAGCATCGGCCGGCCGTGTTAGGTACGTTCCGACCCGGCCGCCGCGTTCCCAGATTTGCGAACGATAGGACCAGGCGTGTATTTGCTCCGCGAGGATTTGCTTAAGCGCAGCCACCGGCGAGGACCCGTGCCGCGGCTCCCCCGGGTTCCATCCGCGAAAGACCAGCAGGTCGTCGGCCGCGATTTCTGTCCGCGTCCCGTCCGGGTTCGTCACCAGGTACACCTCGGGCGCGAATAGGGTGCCCCCGCGGGAGCCAGTGATCCAGCCCGCGGGGATTGGGTGGATGGTCCACCCCGCCTCGGCGTCGCGGTGGAGGAACCAATATGCGTTGTCGTACAGGGCGAGGTCTGAGACCAGGGACTCGCGAAGTTCGTACCCCGTCATATTCGGGTTCGGGCGGCGCAGCAGCGCCGCCGCGGGGTCGTCGTGGACCCGTTTACGGTCGGTGTTCGATACGCGCTCATAAACCGGCAGACCGAGTTGTGCGACGTTCCGAGCGACGAACGAAACCACGGTCCGCAGGTGCGGTTGGGTGCGATATAGCACCTCGGGAGACATCCCCTCCACGATTTCGGTTAGCAGCGGCGTCTCATAAAGCGCGACGGGCTGCCCGGCCCGTCCAAATAGTGCAGAAATCGCGGCGCGAAAGTTCAATTTAGGCCTCCTACAGCCCTAATCTAGCACCAGCAACTCGCTTTCTTCATAAGCCGAACGCCGTTCTTCGGCGTTTTGTGATAGAAGTCCCCATACTGCGCCGGTAGCAGCGACCAGCGGCGAAGCGTCGCAAGGCGATTTAGCGCGGTCCCATAACCAGGAGTCGCCTGATGGTTTGACCACGGCAGCGTGCGCCGGCACGTCGAGCACCGGTTGTGAGCGGTGATACACCCCCGGTTCGTCCTGCCCGCCGTCGATTGGAGCGAGCCCCGCCCTTACCCGGTCATAAAAGAAACCGGTCGCCCGAGCGAGGTCCGGGCCCGCCCACGGTATGAGTGGCAGGTCGGACGCCTCGAGGCTGGACGTTAGCGAGGAAACAGGCGCGCCGTTCTTTTGCCAG